TCTTGTAAAAATTCTAAATATGATGTTGATCGATGGATAAGTCTCATACGTTCTTTATTTGGAGTATCATCCATTTCAAAAAGATGTCCACTTTCAGAATATGTCACATGATTAAATGGATATGAAGGCTCACCTAAAGTTCCTGTACTTCCAGGTTGGCTGATTTTTTTGTCAGGGTTTGTAGTCTCAATATTTGTATGTAACGCAACTCTATAATCTTCTAGTTCTAGATTGATACGATGGGTTCTGAATATAACACTCGTGAATGGATTTTTTTGATCTATAAATTTGTCTTTATTTTTTTGCTTTGCGGACGCAAGAATATTGGTTGTTGGTAAACTGTATTCTAAAAAACCATTCTCATTAAATGATGTTCTATTTTCATTTGGATGTGCAGAAAAATTAATATAAGACCCTAATCTTACATTTTCGGTATTATCAGGAACATATGCAGTTGTGTAGTCATTTGTATTGATAGGTCTTCTCAAACCTTTGATGACAATTTCTGCTTTTTGTGCTATGTCATCTCTTGATAATTCTAAAAATGATTTATGTTTTGCCCACGAACTTGCACCATGTATTTCATGAAGTTTTGTACCGTCCTTAATGTTTTGTGAAAACACAGGGAAATGATTTATTATCTTTGTTTTCTCTGGTGATTTCGTTCTTTCAATAAAAAGTGGGGGAAACGGATCTTGTTCTCTCTGTTCAGGTGTTCTTGGATCAAAAAACCCTCTTTCTGGATTTGACAATCTTTCAGGGACACCATTCAACGTACCAAGTACAACAGGTTCTTGTGCTTCATTTGCATCTCTAAAAAATCCAAACACATGTGTACCAGGAACCATACCTGTAGGAGATCGTCCAATACCTGACATAGAAGCAGAGGTTATTGGATTGATCACATCTGCCCACGGTAAATCTTCTGTAGGTATACCAGAGCCAGGAGTTTTATCATCAGTATGCCAACCAATGCATCTAACTTTAACACGACCAAGATATAGTGGATCGTGACGATCTTCTACAACACCGTAGAACCATACAAAACCATTTTTACCCATAAAAGATTGGGTATCAAATTCTTTAAATGCTTGAGCAAAATTTTCCATTAGGCACTAAGTCTCTGTTTTATTCTTCTACCGATACCAAATTTTTCAACATCTTTTGGGTCTCTTGTTGCTTTTGTAGGATCTTTAACTATGATACCTTCTTTGTTTCTAAAAAGATCTATAAGTTTTACGTTTCTAGGTATGTTACTTTTCACCCATGTCATTACTTTTTCAAGTGCTTTTTCAGAAGTATCAATACGTTGTCCTTCTCGTTTTATTCTAAAATATTCAAAGTCTTGAACATTCTCAATTTCTTTATCTTGTGCAAATGCACTACTCTTAAATTTAACCGTATTATTTTTATTATTCAAAACAATATTCACCTGTCCATCAACACCTCTTGGTAAATTGCCTTTAATGACATTATACATAGATGTAGCGGCACCTGTATGCGTAGCAATCATAATATCATCTGGTACAATTCTATCTCGTTCTTTATTTTGCTTGACCGCAATATGATAATTCGTAAGAACCCATGTAATATGAATATCTCTAGGTTGATAACCTGCTCTCAATAACATAGGCATTGCTTCATCAATCTCTTCTGTGTCTTTAAATGTTATGTCAAACATAATGTTAGGTAGTCTGTCAGGTCTTACATCTCTCAAAAGCAATTGAAGACTTCTACCTTTGATACCCATCTTTTTAACTGCCATGTGTAACTTGAAAACATCATCAGGATTTCTAAGATTTAACCCTTTAAGTTCAGAATATTTTTTTATCGTTGAGGACAATTTAATAAACAATTTCTTCCATTCATCCACATCACGAACCTTGAAAAGTTCTTTTTGCATAAATTTTTCAGAAGCAAATCCTTTACCAGATCCTGCACCTCCAGCAAGAAAAACGATTTGTCCATATTTTTTACCGCCACCATAGACAATGAGTTTTTCTTCTAATGGTACGGCAGTTTTAAATTGTGTGTAGTCTAACATGTTAATCCTAGGATGATATTGATGTTTGAGATCCAACTTTATTCGTTGTATTATATTCTGGACTTGTAACTGAACCACCTCCACCAGGAACCGCTGACATTTGAGTTCCAGTGTCTTCTCCTTCCAATTTTACAGGTTCAATCAAAGGATTGTACAGAGAATCTTTGACCATTTCTAATTCTGTAACATATGTCCTGCTTGAAGTTATTTTATGATGGACTCTTGTCACCATATAATTCCCTCTTAAATAATAATGTTCTTCATTATTAAAATACATTGATGGCATTCTTATTTTTATTATATCTCCAACAGTTCTATTATGATCACCTCCAACAGTTACGGTCAAAACAATATTTTTGAGTTGTCTGTTTTGAGACATATTTGGTAGCATCCACCTCTCTACACGAGTGTCATATGTTTTCTCACGACCTTTTGTCATCTTATCCTGTAATACTCGTGTAGTTTTTCTCAAATTTCTTTCTGCATTGGTTGTATAAAAAGAGTGAGTTGCTTGACTTGAACCAAGACCTATATGATTTGAAGTCATAAGAGGATTACTAGCAATACCAACACCTTCTTGTACATGCTTAAAATTTTCAAAATAGGCATGATAATCAAAATTATAGTGTCGTTGTTCAGCGTTTGAAATTTTCATCTTCGTTTCCGCAGATTTTCCATTATCTGTTTCGGTTATGCTTCCTATTCTTTGGGTGACAGGATCGTAAACCAATAATCTGCTACCATACATTCCTCCAACAAGATTTGACACAACATCAAATCTTGAGGTAAAACGATAATTTCTGATTATTCTTTCTTCGTCTTTTATATCAAAAGGTCCAGCATTTGCAGGAACTAAAACATAAACTTCATTTGGAAATAAATCATTTGCGGCAGATTTTACTCCTCCTTTAACTTTTGAAACTGGTGCTCCTGTTTTGTCTCTACGAACAAGTGATCTATCATCAGTTTCTAGAAAATTTTCGTTAAATTGATAATCTACATCTTCATCAGTATCTTCTGGATATAATAAACTTTCAATTGATCGGAAATTATATCCATTTATGTTTTCATAAAAAACATATCCCCCAATAGATTTGATATTTGAAGGTCTTGCTTTTTTTGTGACCATATTAATTGCTTCAAATGGCCTGAAATTTGCCATCACATATTGATAAGTATATGCATCAGAATCAACTTTTCCTTTTTGCTCATATAATAAAGGTTTTGATTCATAACCCAAACCTTCAACATCAGTTAAATTGTTCAAAATATATTTTTCATAAATGTCTTGAACAATTTCATGAGAGAACCAGCCCTTATAAGACTTTGAAACTCTATATTTTAGATTAAGCAAAAATTCAACAGAGCAAAAATACAAATTATAAACCATTCGTCTTTCATCAATCATTGTCTCTGACATTTTAATAATGTGATATACCCGTTCTACTTTCAAACCAGATTTAGATTGTGATTTATAAGTTATATAAATGTATTCTTGACCAACAATAGGAAATCTTTCTTCAAAACCAGCACCATCAAATATCATTACAGAACCATGCACTGTTTGATCATACATTGATTCATAAATATCTAATTGACCCCAGATATCAATCTCTTCTCTAGCCCCTTGATAATTTATCATCTCTATGGTGCATAAAGCATCATTTGGATTTACTGCTTCATTATTTGAAGTATTTTCTAAATCACTCACTTATAAAATTTCCTTGCTTCGTCTAAAACTTGTTGTGCATAAATGTCCTCAATGAGAACAATTGATCTTTTTCTTTCTCTTTCAATTACTTCTTGATCATATTGATATACAATTCTTCGTACTGAAGATGATAAACCGTCATATGTTGTTTCATCAATCACCACAACCTTTTCAAGAACTTTTGGATCATCAGCAGTTTCAGCAATTTCTGCACTTAAAATTTGTTCATAATGGTGAACCGTTGTTTGAGCAGATGATACAGTACCATACTTATCTTTAATATAGTTTTCAAAATCAATACCAAATAGAGGCCATTCATGTAATGGATCAAATATATTATTTGCTAAAAAAATCAACCAAGTATATGCAGTAGAACCATAATAATTATATGCTATGACATCAGGTCTTTCTCCTGGCTTAATTTGATATGGATAATATGCCAAAACATTTCGTTCAATTACTTCTTTAAGTTTCAAACGTGTGAGCAAATTTACAGACAAAGTTGTATCTGCAGGTTTATTCTTGTTTATATCATAATTTGCTAATGGGAAGTTTTGAAAATATTCTGACATCAGAATCCTTTGTCTATATGTTGTCTTGATAATGCAAAGTTTTCTTTGAATTTAAGTTCTAGTTTTATATGAGTTGGTGCACCAGTATCCTCAAAAAAAGCCTGTCCAGCATCTTCACCATAATTCACATTTAAACTTGTCAAGACGGATTGTCCTATTTTATAAAGTTTTTCGTTTCGTAAACCGCCACTATGAAAAAAATCTACTTTAAATATATTTGGATAATCAAAAAAAGCAGATCTATATGAATCTTGAGTAACTTTTTCTTTTTCAATATAATCTATTCTTCTTCCTGCATCTCTTACAACAGGAACTTTGATCTTTTCGGTTTTAATTCTACCATTTTTCTTTAAACCTGGTAGCATACCAGATTTTAAATGATTTATAATAGATAAAACTTCGGTTGATTCTGCTGAATTATGTGGTCTAAAATCAAATGTGAAGTTATGTTCTCTTAATTTTTTGACACCTGAAAATACAAGAGTCGTAAATGGATTTACAGTTTTTCTCATAGATAATGATGCGACCGCCGCAGGATTCTTATTAGCACCACGTAACAATCCTGAAAATGCCTCTGCTATGTTAAAACCAAATCGTGTTCCCATATCATTTTCCATATAGGATCTTGTTGCACCTTCAAATCTATTGTAAATAGAACTACCAACTCCTGAATAAAAATCGGCCGCTCCTCCAATTAGTCCTGATCTTCTATTTTCTAATGCCCTTTGCGAGTCTGCTAACACACCATCAAGATTATCTGCAAGTGTTTGACCAAAAAAACCAACATCAACTGATTGATGATCTGCACTATATTGTGTTTTTATAGAACCAGGAGGAAGATAAAGAATATATGATCTAATTCCTAAAAAATTTGGAGATTCTCTAAATGTTCCAATATCAGATCTACCTGATTTAATTTTATTAAGTCTATCGTTTCCTCGTGACTCTCTTTGAAATTCATATTCAGAAATTATCATAAAATTTTGAACATCATCTGCCCCTACATGATCTGGATATCTAAATGTTGAATTTCTACTTAATCCTAGAGTGCTAAGTGCTTCTTCTGGTGATGCCATTTAATTTGTTAACCTTTGTTCCTGTAAATGTCTTTGTTTAGTATAAAGTTTTGATTCTGTAAACGAACATTGCATTGTAACTGAAAATGGAGCACCACCTTTGAAAAATTGAGGGCCATTATCATTTTCATAATTGACATTAAAACTCGTCAATGCCGCCTCTCTTATATTAAATAAATGTTTACTACCATCAACACTATAATTTTTTGTATATGCATAAAACTTGATATCAAAAAAGTCAGGTATTTTTTGCACACCTGTATTAAAGTTCTTTGTACCTGGATTGATCGGTGTATTTGGAACATCCGAAAGAAAAACATCTTCAGGTAGCATTGATTTTTTGAATTGTGTGATAATATTTTGTAATGTTTCACTTTCTGGTTCGCTTTGGGGTATAATTCTAAACTCTAAACTATGTTGTCTAAAACCAATACCCTTGAATGTTGTTGTCATGTAAGGATTCATTGTTTTGCCACTTGAAGTCGTGACAATTGCTCTGGCGGCATCTGAACTAATTGTAGGTATGGCACTCAAAGCCATTTCTTTTGCGACCTGCTTAACCGCTTCACGATTCATTGATTTCATACCGTTATCAAGTGCTAATTTCATACCCTCAACAAAACCTTGTTGTGCAATTCCTGTGCCTGAACCCACCATTGCAGATCCTATTGCTCCTAATTCCACATCATTATATTCTACATTATACGGATCGGAAAGAACGACAGGAAGCGGTAAAACAATGATTCCTTTACGTATCAATCCTGCACTTTTTTTACGTTCTTTTATTGTGATAAGAGTATATTTCTGCCCTATAAATTCTTGATCTGTTTCCGCACCTGCTATATTTTTTGGTACACGATAAGTAAATTTTAATCCAGTAATGTTATCACCTGCGGCACCTAATATTTCTTCTGGTTCAGCCATATTTCTCCTGATATACATAATATTTAGCATGGCTTACAAAGGTTCATATAAAGTAAAAAATATACAAAAGTATCAAGGCGATCCTACCACAGTAACATATCGTTCTTTATGGGAACGAAAATTTATGACGTATTGTGATGAAAATACAAACATACTCAAATGGTCAAGTGAAGAAATTGTTATTCCATATAGATCTCCAAAAGACAATAGAAAGCATAGATATTATCCCGATTTTTGGATACAAATAAGAAATTCTAAAGGTATCAAAGAAGCAATTTTGATTGAAATTAAACCTAAAGCACAAACAGTTATTCCAAAAAAGAAAACAAGAATCACTAAGAAATATCTCAGAGAAGTTTTTATTTATGGTATTAATGAAGCAAAATGGAAGGCGGCAGATGAATATTGTAAAGATCGTGGATGGACTTTTCAAATATTAACAGAAGACCATCTGTTTAACAATAAATAATAATATGGCAGAACAAACTTTTCTTGACAAAGTTCGCAATATAATCCGTAAAAATGAGGGGCAACCAAGAACCAGAAATGCGGCACAATGGTTTCGCACAAAACTCAGAGGATTAAGAGGACAACTTAGAAATCAATTTAGTGGTATTGATCCAGATGAATTTTTGTCTCGTTCAAAAACAGGTACTACAAGAGTTGTCAAACCTGGTTCCATGTATGCATATTTCTATGATCCAAAATACAAAAAAGAATTGCCATATTATGACAAATTTCCTCTTATTCTTTGTATTGAGATGAAACCAAATGGTTTTCTGGGAGCAAACTTTCATTATCTACCCCCTCAGTTAAGAGCAGTTTTAATGGATAAGATTGAAAGAAGCAAAGGTATGGATTACAGAACCCTTTCAAGAATAAAAGAAATCAAACCAACAATAAAAAGATATTTGTATAAACACGTAACATCAAAAATTGCAATCATTGGAGATGACGAAAAAGAATTAGCATTGTTTCTTCCTACTGAAAGATTTAAGAAACAACAAAAGCAAATTGTTTATGGTGATAGTAAAGAAATGATACAAACAGGAAGAATCAGGAGATAAAATGTCAAGTATAGACACGTTCAAAAGTAAATTTAAAGACGGTCCACTAATACCAAACAGATATGAAGTTGTTTTTGAGGATGCACCAGTTTCGGTTCAAGATGCAATTAATAGTAAAGATATATCGTTCATGTGTTCAAGTTTAGAATTGCCTAGCAGAAATCTAGCATCAGCAGAGCAAAAAATGTATGGTCCACTTCGTAAAATACCATATACATCAACTTTTGTTGATACAACTATGACATTTTTATTATCTCAAAAAGCAATGATTGAAAAAAGATTTTTTGACTCTTGGCAAGAAACAATAAACGATATTAATACATTTGATTCATCTTATTACGATGATTCAGTATGTAATGTGCAAGTGAATATTTTATCGGAATATGATAATTCGCAACTTTATTCAATTAAACTTTTAGAAGTTTGGCCGATGAATGTAGGTGCTTTAACTTTTTCATACGATACAAAGGATACACCTGCAACTCTGACCGTAACTTTTGCATATAGAAAATGGATTAAAAACGAAAAAGGTCCTAGAACTGGATCGTTGACTGCGGTAAGTGGTACAGGAAGTGTATCAGGATCCCCATCAGTTTTACATACAATTAATGATAATATAGCAAGATAATATTATGTTGTGACACAGGCAAACTAAGGAGTAAATTATGGCATTACCAGTTTTGAATGCTCCAACTTATGAAATGACTCTCGTATCAAATGGACAAACAATAAAGTTTCGTCCATTTTTGGTAAAAGAAGAAAAGATTTTGTTGATGGCATTAGAAAGCAATGACGATAAAGAAATGACAACTGCAATGAAGCAGATCATTTCAAATTGCGTAATTGATGATATTGATATTGATGATTTACCGATATTTGATATACAATATATTTTTCTTCAATTGAGATCAAAATCGGTTGGAGAAGTAGTATCACTAACTTTTAAACATCCTAACAATCTTAATAAAGATGAACAGGAATGTAAACATATTCAGCAAGTAGAAATAAATTTAGCACATATAAAACCAACTTCAACTGGTGAACATAGCAATAAAATAGATTTGACTCCTGAAATAGGGGTTACTATGAAATATCCAAAACTTGATTTTTATAGCAAATTGATGGAAATAGAAACGAATCAAGATGCAGTAGTTCAATCAATGTTTGATATCATGACATCTTCTATTGAAATGATATATCAAGGTGATAATGTTTTTTATAGAACGGATCATAGTGAAGAAGAAATGAATGATTTT